TAAGGTCATTACTTGGGTCAGCTAATAAAGTTAATTGCGAGTTAGTTGTTAAAGCAGTTGCTAAAGCATCGTAACAAGTAATTATAATTGATGGGTCTTCTGAGTGATCGTGGGCAGGGTTAGATTTAACTCTAAGCATTTGTCCTTCACCATTTACATCGTTTACCCAAAGGTATCCACCTGCGTATTGATTAAGCGTAATATCAGTTCCACCTGTTTCTACAGATATTGCTGTTTCGCCTGCTGCTACTGCTGCTGTTGCAGACATATTAGCGTGGTCAGAAACTACTGCTGGTTGTTGTAAAAGTTTACCTGCTGTTACTGCAGTTCCACCTATTCCAACGTAACGATAAACATTGTTACCGTAAACCATTTTAGCTCCTAATGGGAATAAAGCTGTTGCACTTTCTGCATAAGGATTAGCTGTAGCGTATTGGCTTGCACCTTTACCTATAATTAAATCTGCTGGTCCAGCACCTGTTGCTGCAGCATATTGAATGTGAGCACCATCATCTGTGTAAACATTACCATCTGAGTTGATTACCAACCCATCTGTAATAGCACCCGTTGTTGAATTTTTGTCGATAGTTTTAAAACCACCTTCGGACCTTACTGGTCCATTAAATGAAGTGTTAGCCATAATTTCCTCCTTAAGGAAAAAAATCTATCATCTTGGCAAGTCTGCTAGGGCAGTTGATAGATAAGTAAAAAAAATATCCCTAGATAAAAAAAAGGAGACTCATAGTGAGTCTCCCCTTTTTAGTTCTTAAGAACTACCTGGTGATCCGAAGATACCTAGTGGATCAGATACTCCAAAGGAATATCTCTCTCTAGCTTTGTATCTTACATTACCAGTATCAAAGTCTCCATCCATAGATGTAGTCATTGGACTTCTGACAAAATGTTTCATGCCGTCAGGAATATCAGTAGTAATAAAGAAAGCATTAGTATCAGTTAAATAATGATTAACTGAATAGCCTTCTGGAATTACTCCATTAGTCTTGATTGCATTGATGTCATTGTCAGCTGTACCTACTCGGTAATCGCTCTGTAGAAGTCTAGTAGCAACAAACTGAAGATCAGAAGGTACTATTAGTTTTCTTGGTCTAGCAGCAATTTTAAGACCTCTTTCATCAGTATATTTACCGATTTGAATAATTGCATCTTCTAAAGATGTTTCATTCAAGTCAGCACCTGCTGAAGGTCTGTTACTGTTAGTTCCACCATTTACTAATGGGTGAGCTGTACTGAATAAAGCTACGCCATCACCACTTGAAAAAGCGGTGCTGAATCCATTATTTAATGGAAATGCAGCTTTGACTTGCTTTGTGTAAGCCATTGCTCTAGCTAATGCTTTGGTATATCTACCAGAAAGAGACACATAGAGGTTATCCTCCATTGCTTCTTCTGTGATTGAATATCCCATTGCAATAGTTTCGTGAGTATATCTAGCTACGAAAGACTCTTGTGCAGTATCATAATTGATCGCTGAACCTTCATCTTTTACTGGAGCAGCACCGAAACCAGACAACTTGAGTTCTTCTTCAAATGATCTCTCAGAATTTTCAGTTGCATAAATTTCTTCATGCTCATTTTCGTAGTTATTGTACTCTTCGCCAAACAAAGCGTTAAGACCTGGAAGGAGCTGTTTAAGCTCATTTGCTCTTGATATAGCAGCCATATTATTCTCCTATTATCCTATTCCAGTTGTGTTAAGCAACTGATGTCCGACATTAATCATAACTAGCACATCTGTATTACTATCACCAATAGCACTATCTGGTCCGTCAACAAAGTCAACGATTTTTAAAGGTAGTGTATTTGTGGTAGCAGCTGTGCTCCCGTCTACTGCGTTTTTACTTGTACCGATTGTCGTACTTCCTGCAGTTTGCACGACACCAACATTTTTCCCAAGATCGTCTTGAGTTAAAGCTTCGTCAGATTGCATTTGCAAAAGTATAAAAGGGTCAGTAGCAACATACGCAACAATATCATCCGCAGCTATTGAAGCTGGGTAATATTGATTTGGTGTGAATTGCCCTGTAGTAGGGTCGGTGTAAGCACAACCAAGGAAAACACCAATAGGTGTCAAAGTCGCTGTACCAGTATCTTTTTGAATAGTGGTATTTGGATTATCATCCGCTAACTTTACAAAATCACCATAGAATATGGATGTACCATATGCGTTTTTAATTTTATAATGCGTAACTTTTCCTTGATAAGGGCTTCCAACAACTGTTCCAACAGGTCTTGCTCCGTGTGGAGTTGCACTTGATGACATAATTGTCTCCTTATTTTAAATTAATTATTAAAGATTCTAAGAATCTTTACCAAAAGAAGTCCTCGATTTGCGTTCAAACACTTGTTTGGTCGCCATTCGATTATCCTGATCTTTAAAGTAAACATTGTCTACAGATTCTAATTGAGATTGTGCAACATTTTCAAAGTGCTTATCTCTAGCTTTCGCTTTATCTGCAGGCATTTTACATAATAATTGTCCACCAATTTCAACATTACCTTTTTTTGCCCATTCTGATCCATGGTCCATCATATGGATTTGAAGTTCTGGATGATCTTCAAGTCTACATGGTATCCATCCTTCACGAAATCGTCTTGAAACATTAGGATTATCAGATTGACCTAATAAGGCTGTTCTGATGTATCTAAAGACAAAACCTTCCATGGGGTTAGGTGTTGGTAAATTAGCAGAATTTTCCCAGCTTTCTTCATGCTGAGATGCCTCTCGGCTTTCTGTCTCTCTAGGAGTACGCTCTTGGTTTGTAGGAGTTTCAGCAGAAGTTGCCTCAACTTTATTACTAGTTTTATTTTCTTCTGACATATTAAGCCTCCCTTAATAATTGATTTGCATACTGCTCAGGACTAATACCAAGTTGGCGAGCTAGCTTAACTTGAGTCTGAGTCAGACGGACTTGCGTGGGTTTTTTATTTCCGCTTTCCCTCGATGCGGATGCAACAACTGTTGATGGTTGTCGTTTAGGAGTTTCAACTTCTTCAGCAATTTCTTGTTGAGAAGATGGCACACCAAAAAAAGTTGGAAATTGACCACGCATAGCGTTGTCTACTTCACTATAATATTCTTGCGATTTGCTAGCAGGGTCTATACCTTTAGCTTGCAAGCTTTGATCTACAAACATAGCATAAGAAGTCATTTCTTTGTGTACGGGTTCGCTACCCATAAACCAAGGATTCTTCTGTGCCCATACTTGCATTTCAGGATCAACTGTTTGTTGAACAGGTGCTTCTTCTACTGGCATATTTTGTACTATTTGATTTTGTACAGACTGTGCCATAGTTGAAGACTGTTGTTCAGCAAGTGTTGCCTTAGATAAAAGCTCTTGTGCTTTAGTCATTTCGTCAGCATTACCTTCTTCGTAAGCTTTTTTAAACGACTCTTGTGCATTTTGTTTAGCCCATAAAGCATTGTTATACGCTTGTTTATTTAAAACTTCTCCGCCCTGTGCAACCATAGCTTGTAGCCTTTGGTTTTCAGTCATCATAGTTTGTAAGCGTTTAACTGCTTCTTGTGATTCTCTTGAAGCAGCTTCTTTAGCTCTACGCTCTTCGTGATATTCGTATTTAATTTTTGCTATACGATCAGCAGCTCTTTTACTGTAATCGGCAATTTCTTTATCTACAACATCATCATCTACTTCAGGGGATGTATCTTCAGCTTTTTTTGGTCTACGATCTTCTTCTGGAATATCGTTTACTACCTCTACCTCTAATCCTTCAGGAATAGTATTATTTATTTCTGTAGATTGTCCAAAGAATTTATCTTCTTCAGATTGAGGTTTAGTTTCGTTTATTTCTGGTTCTTCGTTAATTATTTCTGTTTGGCTCATGCTCTTACTACTCCTGTAGGATCGTCTACTACTGCTTCCACAGTATCGTCATTAATTAAACGAAACTCTTGTCCATACATTTTCATGCGAGTGCCAGAATAAGCTCTAAAAATTACCCAATCACCTTCTTCACACCAAGCTCCTGTCGGAAATCTTTTAGTGTCTTCATAACATTCGTTACCTAACTTCAAGACATATCCGCAAATATTACTTACTTCTTCGTCTTTTACAGTTGTGGATGATTTAATAATACCGCCTTCAGTTTTTTCTTCTGCTTTTGGCATAGCAATTAAAATTTTCCAACCTTTAGGTTCTGGCAGTTGGCTTTTAACTTCTTTACTAATATCAGGAGTTACTACACTTTCTGGTTCTGGTATTTTTATATTTTCTTTGCTCATATATTGCACGACTTAAGGAGTCGAGTTCCTATTTCTCCAAGTGCCTTTGGATATAATCCAAAAGTTCTCGTTCTGCAAGGGCTAATCCCTCGATTATACCAGCCATTTTTTGATACTCGGAGAAGTCTTTACAAGCTCCTGTACTCATATGGTCAGCATGTTCATTCATAATATCACGATACTTTAACTTTAGATGTTCTGAAAGTGATAGCTCTGTGACATCATTATTCATTCTGTTTACTATCTTTAACTATATCCTTAGCCAAGTCAATACCTTTAAAGTATTCATCTTGAGATTCTTTATTTTTTAATTGTTCAGCTTTTAGCAAATCGCTAGCAGTTTTTTGACCAATTTGAGCACCAGCTATTTCAGCTTGTGTAGATATTCTTTCTCTTTCTATCTTATCTCTATTAGCTGCTTTAGCAGAATCTAACTGTAATCTAGCTTTNCCTTCTTCTGTTCTACGCATTGCTTCTTGTTCTTTAATAGCTATTTCTCTTTCTTTAGCTAAGATCAATGGGTCTTTTTGCTGTTCTTGTATTCTTTCTTGTTCGGCTTGATATTGTGAAGTACCTAGTATTCTTTTCGCTGCTTCAGCAACTAAACCTGAAATTCGTTTTTCAACATCAGCAGGTAATGGTTCACCTTCAGGAGGTAACTCAACACCCATTTCAGTTTCAATTTGTTTTCTATATTTCATAGTTAAGTGTTCATTTACATAAGAAGAACCAGCAGCAAGTATTTGCGGTGCTTTAGGACTTTGACCTATAAGCTGTTGCATTTGTGGGTCTTGTTGTGCAGATGTAACTACTGCTATATGTGCTTCGTGATCTTGTTGTACAAAGGCTTTAACAGGTTTACCATTAATTAAATTCTGTACAGCTGTTACTGGGTCTACAGGTTTGACATCATCTGTATCAGGAATTATATCCTGTACATCTTCTATACCTAAAACATTTAACATTTGTCTGTGTAATTCAGGCATGTTGTACATATCAGGAGCTGACTGTGCTAATTGCATAGCAGCTTGATATTGCATAATTCTTTGTGCCATTGTTGCAGCATTTGGATCAGATACAGGTAAAACATCTACTCTGTTATCAAAATCTTCTGCTTTAATAAATTCTTCTTCATCTGTCTCGTAAGGATAAGATGGTTCAGTAAAGTCTTGAACAATGCCTACTAAAATATCAAATTCTTTTTTCATTGCTGCATGAAGCCTAGCTTGTACTGCACTCATTACTTTTTGATTTCTTTCTAGTAAAGCAAGTGTAGTTCCTACTGGAGCTTGACTATTCATGTCAGATACTTTCATATCAGAGATGCTAGCAAAACGTCTACCTTCTTCTACTATATTTTGTAGTAATTGATATAGAGTTCCTGAAGGTTCTTTGTAAGGTAAGAAAGTAATGTTATCTCTTATAGCACCACCTGGTACATCTACATCTCTAAACTCACCTGGCATAATAGGAGTATCATCTCCTTTAAT